TTNATCNTGCTTCAGTCATAACCTCAACAATAAGGTGTTTTAATTTTCTGCTAGTTAATTTCATCATCCAATCTCCCGTAGACGTAATTTTCTTGAACAAGATAAATAGTATCCAGATTTGCTTTTATTTCCTGAAGTGTGGTTCTATCTACAACAATTATGTCACCAGGATTTAAATTTATTGAACAATCCTCAGATAAAGAGACAATCTCGCATATAGCATAAGGTTGTTTGGGTGGTTTATAATCATCAGGCATAACAAACAAAGGGTCTTCCTTGCTTATTTCTTCTTCTTGGAGTTCTACCAAGATGTGTCTATTGTATGGTTTAAAATTCATAATACCTCCATATTAAAAAAACGTGTTATACATATAGTATAACACGTTTGTTAGGGTTTGTCAAGTTGAAAGTTTACTTTTCTTCGTGTTCTTTCTTTTTATCTTGAACATCAGCACGAATTTCTCGAAGTCTTTTTGAAGATTCCATCAAAGATTTTCTTGCTCTTGGAGCAGCAGATTTAAATCCATAAGCTCCTGCTTCAACCTTATCAAGATCCATTAGGACTTCTTGTAGTTCTGCTATTATACTTTCTAATTGTTCGCGCATATTCGCTCCTTATATATTAAAATATTTCACAGGATCCACCGCCACATGCGATTTCTCCACTTAAATCTGTTTCATCTGTTGTCTCTGTAATTAGGTCCAAATCAATGTTTTTTACTAATTCAAGCATTCTTTCGTAAGTTTCCTTGTCGCAATCTTCAAATGGAGCTTGAACATACGTCCCGCCATCATGAGGTAAGACCGATAGACCATTGTAAACTTTTCTATTCTCCCACATCCAATTTCCAACATTCTCCCACTCATCATCCTTGACTGTAATGGTCGCTGATACATTGTGAGTGTTGTTGCCATTTTTGTGACCAGACTTGATCCATTCGTTTGAAACCTTCTTTACTCTCTCGAGCAAATCAATGGCGCTTTCGTGGCGCGTTATTGCCCCTTCAGGAGCTTTTTGAGGAACAGATAGGATAGCAGTGTCGTGTGGTCGGAAACGACAGTCCTCGATCAACTCAGGCAAGTTCTGAACGAGATAATGATATATTGCCTCATTTTTTCCAACGCGCAATCGACGAATGTAATATTCATTATGCCACGCATGGATACCACTTGATGTGCCAAGGGTCAACGATGTTGTTCCGGCAGGCTTTACACAAGTTTGTCTCGCTGCTTGTTTGATTCCGATTTGCATTGCGACTCTTCGGTTCTCCTTGGAAACCTCGAGAGACGCTTGAGTCATGTCTAAGTCTAATACGCCACCTGAAGCAATACCAGTCATTGATACGCCAATGAGGGCGTCTCTCTCCGTTGTGCGTTGCCAGATGGGTCTTAAATAGTGAAAATCAGTGTAAGACGCTTGAAGGGTTCCGATGAAGGATGCTGCTTTTGCTCTAGCATTGAGGTCATCTTGAGAGTTCACATCTGATACATTGATCTCGACTAAGTTACAAAATTGGAAAGGACGGAGCCCAATCTCACAACATGGGTTACAACCCCACTCTTTGTCATTTGAAAAATAAAATCCAGGTTCTCCGGAACGAGACTCCTCGACTCGCTTCCAAAGCCTTCCAAAAGTTGGTTCATCAATCTTATGTCTCATAACGACTACCGAGTTGTTTGCCCTTCCTCGTTGCGGGTTGAGCTCCCACCAAGCACCAGCTTTCGCACTAAGCATATCTTCATCATCAGCAGAGAATAAAGAAATGAGAGCAGCACGGCGGATACCTCCAGCCAGAACCGCATCCGCAATATGGCAGATGACATCATGAACCTCAATGGGTGAAAGTTTGTCTCCATTTTCTTTAGCATCTAAAATTCCCTCTACTTTAACTAAACATTCTTTGAGTGGTTGTGGGCCGGGTGCCTTTCCGCCCGAGGTAACTAGTCTTGCGCCTTTCGGGCGGATATCTGAAAAATCAAAGCGTAGTTTGGAAGTGCCTTTAAAGTAAGACTGGACCAGTGCTTTTACGGCATCTGACCATCCTTCGATGGAATCTCCAACAAGAAAACGTCGCGTCCTCTTTGTTGAAGGTCTATGAATCTCCGGAAGTTTCTCGACGTGATGATGTTGAACGGAATATCCAACACCGGTTCCGCCTAAAAGCAGAAACATGATCTCACCAAAAATACGTGGATCATCAGCAGGAGCATACGCACAATTAAAGATACGGTTTGGAGAGACATCAATAGGTTTCCCACCAAACTGCATTGAACGCATCGATGGTAAAACTTTTTTATCATGGACATACTCGTATGCTTTTAATATCTCCTTTTCCAAAGTGGGAAATTTTTTAATATGCATTTGCTTGTTTCTTGTTACTAATTCATCCCAGTTTTCTCTGCGATTTTTATCCTCAAGAAATCGGGCATACTTCATGTGCACAGTTATATCTGATAATATTTTTTTCTCTAAATCCATTTGCGTCTCCTATTTTGCTTTTAGTTGTGAGTATTTATCTTTTAACATTTGCAGAGCATCTCCAGTTGTTTGCATTCTCTCTGCGTTTTCATCACGATCTAGAATGTTTATCGTGACATCAGACCAATCGACAAAAGCGTCGAAGACTAATCCATCGGGTCCATTACGATTTTTAGCAACAAACAATCTACCTTTGTTTTCTTGTTTGTCTTGAATCGTTCGAGACAAAGAGAAGATAAAATCAGCTACGAAACACTTGTTAAACGCTTCTGAGATCGCCTCCATTGTAATAACTTCAGCATTAAGGCCGCCACGATTTGTTTGGGAGGCGGTCCAGATGGGAATCTCATAGGTTTGAGCAAGACCACGAAGGCCTTCATAAGTCTCTTCTAATTCATGTCTTTTCTCACTCGAACTCCTGACTGGTCTTAATAAGTCTGCGTAATCTACCAATACCATATCGGGTTCAATGCCTCTTTTGCGAAGTTTCTCAATGTGATTCTTCAAGGTCTGAGTCGATGCTGACTTGGTGGGATATTCTTTAATTATGAGCGTCCCCTCGATATCTTTAATTTTGTTAACAATTTCTTTTTGTCTCATTCGATGTTCTTGTAAAGGAACGTTCGTAATACAACAATCAAACCTTGTTCCAACAACCGTGTCTTTCAGTTCAAGAGTGTAGTAGACGACGGTTTTACCAGCCATCAAGGCCTGAGAGGCTAAGTGAACTAACACCATCGACTTACCAGCACCAGTTGGTGCGACAACCACGCCGAGTTCGGACTTTCCAAGACCACCTTTGACAATCTCATCCATCCTTGGCCAACCTGTGGAACTTGGGTCTCGTGATATGAGTTCAAATCTCTTTAACAAGTCTTTTCGAAAATCATGACCAAAATTATTATCGGTCCCTAAGACCAACGCTTCTTTAATTACTTTTTCGATTTCTTCAAACGATGAAGTTTTTAACAAGGAGGCTGACTTAATCATGGCTCCTTTCAAAACTTGTTTGCGACAAAAGTCTAGAGCTTTGTCTTTAATATATTCTGCTTCTTCCACACCTTCTGATTTGTGAATCCCAGCATAGAACTTCCTGACGGCAGTTGCTGTGGCTTTATCATGGTGGTTGAGTTCCGTTCGTAACAAAGACATCATCACCTCTGAGTTTGGGTGAGTGTTGTATTTGTCTCTGTAGTTAATCAAAGTTTGAGAAAATATCTGTAGATACTTTAGCTCGAAAAAGTTGATATCCAGAACCTCCATAATTTGATCAAAAAATGGTCGATCCTCCAACATTAGTTGGCATAGTTTTTCTTGAAAGTTCTTTCCGAACCTAAGAAAGGTTTCATTATCCATTGTATTCATATTGTCCTCCGTATATGATCTAATATAACACGACTACTAGATCATGTCAAGTATTTTTTTTATCTTTTTATATTTCTTAAGATGTATTGTAACGCATCAAAGTTGAGATGACCGGCATCATCGTCGAATAGCATTTGTGTAAATTTTATTTTATCAAAGAATGGTTCAAAGTCGTTTACTGCTTTTGTCATAAGCTGTCTGTTCAAAGGTCTTATGTTAGGATAGTAAAGTTGCATAATTTTATAATTTTCTTTGATAAGCGTCTCGCCAGTTTGTATACTTTCATGAACCTTAAGTTTCTTAGCTTGCATCGCACAATCTCTGATAATATCTGCTACTTCATATTCGTCTTCTCGAACAAGGTAGGGAAATCGCTTAGCTATTGTCTTAAGACCAGCTCCTCTAATACCCGGTAAGTTATCAGAAGCGTCTCCTGCCATTGCGCGAGCCAAGGCAAAATTCTTTGGGTGAATCTTGAATTCATTAATTATGGAATCCTTGGTCATGATCTTTTTCTGTATCGGCCTGTAAATAGAAACGTCTTCACGACAAAGCTGAAAAAAGTCTTTGTCGGATGAAATAATTGTCTTGTGCCAACCTTTGTATTTGTCATGATTTATGACATGTGCTATAATGTCGTCTGCTTCGGTAAAATCTGCGACAAGTTGAATCACGGGCATTTGGTTTAAATACTCCATGAGTCTAACTTGTTGATATCCTTTGTTTGCTTTTTCTTGATCAGGTGGAAGCTCAATCATTCTACGATTAAACCTCACAGGTTTTCGACCACCTTTGTAGTCCTTGTTCATTGAACGCTTTCTTTGAGAGCCCTCATGGCCATCCCAAGCGACGATAATCTCGTCGGCGGTAAAGTCCCTTGACACCTTTTGAAGACTCTTTAAAAAGCCAATGGTGCCTCCCACAGGGTTACCTTTGCGGTCCATATGTGGACTCACCACATAACTGCGTAAAAACATGTTCAACGCGTCAATAATAATTACATTTTTCATTTGTCCTCCGTGATTATTTTATCAATTATATCCATTGTCTGTTTGGGACAAGTCGTCGCAAAACCCAAGTCTCCTGCTAGATCGCAAGCCTCTTTGTCGTTTCCGTTTGTCCCACATCGATCTCCGACAAAATATATCTTGTCGTAGGTTTTAAAGTTCTTAAAAGCATAGGTCTTATCCCAACCTTGGGGGTATATGTCAAACGATGTATCGCCGCCCATTTTAATTACTACGTTCTCCAAGTCTGAGGAGTTAAATTCTTCCCTAGCAGTTTTAAGCCACTTGTTCCTAATCCACCCATGCTTATCCCACAAGACCCAAGACGATCTATCTGCCGCACTTGCTTGACGGCCGATGGGGCACCAATTAAGAGTTGATCCTCTGTAGTTTATAAAATGACCAGTAATTGGCAAGTGTCTATTGGCATTAATTAACGAGAGTTGTAAGTTAGTTATGATTCTTATCAAGCGTTTCCAGTTTGATTCTCCAATCTCCTCTCTCATATTTTTTTCATATACTGAATGAAAATTGGTGTTGTGGAATCTATAATATTTCGTGCCGTTACAAGGCATAAAATGAATAGACTCTACATCAAGTGTGATTTGTCCGAATAAATCTTGACACTGCTCATTTACGTATTCTAAATCTGACCCTGTGACAATGCCTATTTCAAAGCCTGCTCTTTGTAGCTGTATTAGTTTGTCAGTTACAGGTCTTTCCATTGCTTGTCTTGCGGGCGTCAGTGTTCCGTCCATATCGAACAGGACTATCTTTTTCATATCTCCTCCTAGTTGTATATGTATTATAACATATCTCGGAGGGTTTGTCAAGCTTGATTATATACTTTTTCTTCTGAATTTCTTCTTCATTAAGTT